CAATAATGCTCTATCAACAACATCATTTACTATTTCTAGTAAGTAGTCCTCATCTATGCTTAAATCAGCTAAGATGTTAGGATACAGTTTCTTTGTCTTTTCCTTAATGCTACTAACGATTTCATCCATTTTTTCTAGTTTAAAAACTAAGTGTTATTAAGCACTGATTGTTCCTGATATAGCTCCACCTAATACTAAATCTGAAAGGATTGCTCCTGTTCCATAGTAGTAAGAGAGATACGCATAAACATCATTACTTAATTCAATTCCATCCACTTTAAAGTCATCCATCACAACTGGTTGAGCAATTGCTCCTCTATATTGAATAATCGCATCGAAACCTTGTCTAGTTGCAGGTGTTATTTCAACATTTCCGAAAAATCTTGCATTTTGACCACCGTTTCTTGGATTAGGTAGAGTTGCCATTACACTTTCCAAGCTATCAAAAAATTCAGGTGCAACTGTTACGACCATTTCAGATCTATCTACACCTTCAATATATCCTGGAATCCTTTTTGCTTCTAAAGCTCTAATCAAAATAAGTATCTGTTCTCTAATATTTGCACCGCCTGAAAGCGTTACAAAACCATTAGCAGTTGCCGCATTTTGAAGTCCAACATAGTATGCTTTTTCTAGTTCTAGACCCATTGCAAGAACATAAGCATTTAGTCTTGAGTTTAAGAAAGCAACTCCACCTTGTTCAAAATATAAGTTCTTATCTTTTGCATTCATCTCTTCTGTAATTTCTTTGTCTGTATCAACTTTGATCTCGGAAATAGTATTGATAAGTTTATTTGCAGCTCCTGCGGTTCTTGCAGTTCCATAATTCTGTGAAACTGGATTTTTAAATCTCTTAATTTTTACACTACCGCCTTTAACTGGTTCGTCAATGTATTCTGTATTAAGAAAATTTCTGTACTGGTATTGGGCTTGTATGTTTTCTAGTATTCTTCCTTGAACGACCAAAAGATCATCTCGTGAAGTACCATTTGCTAGATAAATGGAGTTAGCTAATTGTGCCATGTTTTTTTAAGTAATTAAATAAAGGTTCTAACAACTTTGCTTTTATCAGAGTTATTAGCATTATTACTTGAATCAGTCGGAGTCTTACCTTTTAACTTAGCTTGTACAGCTATTTCAACAGCTATGTTAAATTGTGTTTTAAACTTATTGATATTTACTTCCATTAGTTCTTGGTCTGGGTTTAAAAGAAACTCAATAAACTCTGTAGATAAATCAAGCTCTATAAGTTTTTCTTTTGCAAAAATCCTATTTTCTCGCAATCCCAATTTTGTTTTCTCTATGTTAAATGCAATCTCCTGTTCTTCTCGTAATAACTTTTCTTTCTGTTCTTGAGAAAGTTTAGATTTCATCTCCCAGTCTTGCTGAGCAACTGTTAGCTTTTCAGCTAAACTTTTGTCAAATTTCTTTGATTCTCGCTCTAACCGTTCTGATAAGATTTTGTCTACTTGCTCCTGATTGAAAGTTTGCGGTTGATTCTCTTTACTGTCTCCAGCATTAGATAAATCACCTGCTCCACCAGTAATACCTGCTTGTTTGTTAGCGTCTGATGTTACGCCTCCAGCAGTAATATTGTTTTCCATTTAGGAAGTCTAAAAATTAATCCGATTATACTCCGTCGAGATTTGCAACTAATATATCATATTCTTATTTAGTTATCCACCCATATAATCTTGCCACGTGCTCTAGAGCTGGTCTCAAATTATAATCTTTTGGTATTCTTGCCATCAAAGTACCCAGCTTTTTATTTAATTCATCGCCTTTGTAATTTTGTGTAAGTAAGTTCATATCAGCATTATAATCATGAGATGCTTTGTTAGGATTCATCTGATTCTGCATTGATTCCCTGTATAATTCTGCTTTAGTTCCTAGTGGGTCTACTTTTTTAAATCTCTCTATTCTTTTTGCTCTTGTTCTTGGTTTATCTTTACTAGAATTTTCGTTATTGAACACTGGTGCAGATAGACTTCTGCACATAACGTGCATAGGCGGATAGTTTACACCTACTAAGGCTTCAGAGACTAGAAATACGCTAGTATTTAATTCTGTACAAATATTAGATGTTCTTGAGTCGATCACAGCATCAAATTCATATCTTTTGATTCCATCATCAATATAAACTTGAATATCCGATTGATTATTAAAGTAGTTAGTTTCTGTTCTGACTAATCTTATGCTTTCATATCTTCCAACATCGAATCTATCTCTTAATACTTTTGCAGTTTTCTGATAGCTTTGACCAGAGTTTAATGCACCTCCTAGAATAGTAGGTAATTCAAATGCTAACTTACCAGTATTGTTCCAAACTCTTCCTGAGTAATTATTACCCTTCCATATTGAACCTAGAATTATATTAGTAGTCTTATTATCAAGTGTTGTAAATGCAGGTGTTATTCCATTCCCGCTTAAATCACTTTGAAATGACTTGTAGCCCGATTGTAGTATTTCCCTATATGTTTGTTCAAGTAGTAGCTCTTGAGTAGGTGCTATTGTCATTACCTCAAGCTTGATTTGTTCTGAAATAGCCTCAAGCCTAGTTAATCTAGAAAGATATCTTTCATCATAGACTTTAGAAGGGTCTATCCCTAAAAGTTTAGATTGCCGTTTGAGATTGATTAAGAAGTCTGTTTTCTCTTTTGTGCTTATTGCTTTTCTTAACTCTGAAACGTCTAAGATTCCCTTAGTAGAGTAGTTACTGTAAATGCTACTAACATCTTTTAGGATATTTTTTAGAGCCCTGTCATAGACTTTAAATATCTTAATACTTGCTTGATCTGCAAGGCTCTCACCATTTTCTAATCTTGCTAAAGCTCTATCTGACCAGTATTTACGAGTATTAGGCATATCATATTAATTAATTAGCAGATTCATCTGTGACTGGTGCATCTGCAGGGAATTGAGACTGCATTAGTGTTACTGCCTCAGCTCTCTCAATCTTTTTCTTTTCCATTACTTCTTTAGGATTATCGATAAAGGATAATTGAGATAGTGCTGTTTCATCATCAATCAGTTCTGATACATTACTTAATGTTTGAGATGTTTCAAGATCGTTTTGAGGCAATGCTTCATTAAATACTATTCTTAAGTTATACATTTCTATTTCAACAATTGATGATCTGATTTTTAGGAAATTAGTATACAGTTTAAATCTTTCTTTCAAAGATTTTACATAGTATCTTTTTTTATTCTTAATATTCTGGTCAAAACACATAAGCTTAAATTTCATTGCGACACCTGACACGTTACCTGCAAAACTTTCATCCGAGAAGTTAGGAGTCTTTGAGATTTTATGAATATCTTCAGACAATTTTTGTCTTAGAATGTCTACATCGGCTTCCTGCATTGTCTTTTGGAGATACTCTGCGGCAGTGCCTTCGATTTTAGGAGGTGCAAACAATGTTTTATTAAGCTTTACATCGCTTTTCTGATCTTCTGTAAGCCTAAAACCAAAAAGTATTAATATAGCTTCAACAGCTTGCTCTTTATCATTCACCCTGTCGGATTGAAGTGTATTATAGGCATCAATTAGTGTTGTAACTGAATAAAAATCACTTCTGCTTCTTGCATTATTTCTATATTTTACTAATGGTACTTGTAAGAAGGCATGATCATCGGTTGATGTTACTGTCTTAAGATCTTCTGAATAATTATAGATTCTATTATTATCAACCACTACAACATCTTTCCACCCGTAATTACTGCCCACTTTTGATTTTTCGCCATACATAATTGCAAATAGCTTTTTATGTGCAACACTTTTATCATAAACTATTACGCAATTTCTAGGATCTATCTTTGCAGATCTGGGGTTTGATTCTTCATCTGAATATACGTATTCGTATGAACAACCAAAAACTGAAGCATCTGTACCGATCTCGTGATCTAAGTCTGAAATATCTTGTTCTCTATACTCTTGTAGTATTGGGTCTAAAGCCTCCGCATTTGTTAAATCTTCTGTAGTGTAAGAGACTGGATCACCAAGTAAGTAACCTGTATTTAGATCTGTTATATATTCTGCGTGATTGACAATTATTTTATTGTCTTTAAGTATTTTCGCTATCTTTTTTCTATTAAGAATCGGATGTCTACCGTTATAATAATTTTCTAAGACATTAAAAAGAGGTTCTTCTTTTTCATTATATTCTATTGCTGACTTAATAAT